ATCTACTTCAGCCATCACTTTATCGTAGGCACCTGTACGAACGTTATCCGCCAGGATTTCCAGGATTTGTGGGTGATCACTGATTAGGGTACGACTCTTGGTATCCCAAGTCATAACTTTTTCAAGCATTCCTTGGAAATCAGGGTCTTCATTATTTTCTGCCAGTATCACCCGTAACTCAGCTTCGCTGTCGCTCACACTGTGATTGCCTGGCTTGTAATCTTTACCTTTATCTGGCAGTTCCAGAGGATCAAGGCCACTGTCTTCAAGTAGCTTATTGAGCGCTCCAGGGTCTTTCTTATACACATCTATAAGGAAACTCAATTCCTTTTCATCTGTCAAGTTATTTTTTTCCAACATGTGAATAATTTTCATGTGCGGAGCAATTTGCTGGGTCTTCTTGTGGTAATTAGCCCCCATTTGCATAAGTTGAATGGCTTCATCCACAGTCTTAACCTGCATTTCTTTACCATTTGCTTTAAATGGTTTAAAGAGCTTTTCATGAGTTTCTTGATACTGTTTTAGTACTTCAGGAGTAAGTTCTTCTTCTTCATCTATCTCAGCATCTTTGGCTGTATTTGGTTTATCACTCAGGTTTTCGTCATTTTCTTCATTATTAATTGCACTGTCACGCTTTAAAGCGTCATCCAAGTCTTCATCAGCAATATCATCTTCAGCAATTGCTGGAGCACCTTCCTGTTTTGGATTAGCAGAGTCATCGACATTTCCAGGCGCTGGTGCAATATCTGATCCAGCAGCAGGAGTTTCAGGGTCTGCAATTGGGTCTACTTGATCCACAGGAGGTATAGCAGCCTTCATCAAATCTTCGTCTGACATGGCGTACAAATCAACTGGTTGGACTTCTGTAGCTTCACTCATCATCATTCTCGCTTAGTTGTTGAATAGTAGTAATGAATGCTTCTTTTTCAAGAATAGCGTTTTCCCCATCCTCAATAACATTCTCTAAGAAACTCTTTATAAAAGCTATTGCAGTTAAGTGTGCAATTGTACTTTCTTTATGCCCTGGTACAGTAAAAGCAGCCTCTTCATTAAGTTTAAGAATTAGCTGCTCAGTCTGATCTTTAATTAGCAATTTCTCTATAACTTCCTGAAAATCAGGACTGCGGCGTAATCGAATAAGAGCATCTTTAAATCCAATGCGTTTATTCAACGTATTTAGGTATTCCTGATTTTCACTAAGCATATATCACCCTGTTACTGTTTTGATACTGGACGTTGGGATTGTACATACTTTTCTAAGGCACTGCTACGTTCGGATTCGGTAGCCAAGGCAGCCTTTCGTTCTTCAAGCGCAATGTTACCCATTGCCTGGGCTTGGATACGTTCCACATCCCGAGCTTGCTTAACACCACTCTCCTGTTCAACGAAATCAAGAGAATTTCTATCTGCGGTTGTTTGCCGCTCTGCGGCTTTTGCTTGCTCGTGAACAATTTTGGCCTGCAATAGAGCATGTTCAATCTGTGTAGTAGTCAAATTGAGTTTTGATTGTTCCACTTTTAGCATTTGTTCTTGCAACTGAAGCATAGCCATTTGTTCAGCTAAAGGATCAGGCTTAGGTTCGTAATTTTTAATTGCTCTTGCTACGTCAGGCAATTTGTTAATACGAGCATATTCAGTCAAAAGAATTTTAACTATTGAAGGATCAAGACTTGGAGCAATGGTTTGAATCATGAAAGTGAGTTCATTACTACGTGCTGCAGTCTCTTCTGCAGTCATAATGCTCAATTTCAAATCGTAGTTGCCTGCAATCTCTTTGCGGAAAACCTTGACGAATTTTTCGTTGGTTACTCGAATGATTTCTTCATCTTCCAGGAAGTCAGCATTCATAGACATGAAGCGACGGCCCAGTTCTTCAATACCTTCTGCAGCACGACGCAAAATATCTGATTCTCTTTTGGAAGCCGCATCAAGTACACCACGCACAGAAGTAGCAACCTTGCCTAAAGAATTCTGAGTGAGTCCTTCACTAAAAGCTTTGACCCCGGTTAGAGACTCTGATTCGGCATTGGTCAAATTCAGCATATCGAAAGCTGACTTGGGAATCTCAGGAAATTTATGTTGAACCGTGTGTTGATCAGGATGGAAATTGGGATTGAATTCGTAATCTTGTCCACGTTGAAAACGTAACCGATTCACAGGGTCAAGCATTCCTTTTGCGATACCTTGTTGACCATTAGCATTTTTTGCTAACAAATCAATGATACCCCGAGTTACTGCACCAACAATCTTTTGATTATCTTCAAGTAACTCTGCATCAGGTTCACCATAAGGAGATAAAGGTTGTGGCATATATGGCACAACAATATCAGGAAGTTTTTCATCACCAAACGGTGATTCTTCCATACGAATTACTGTATCACCGACCCAAGTGACAACGATAGGACGTAGGCGATTGTCTCCTTGAATGTCGTAGTAGCCCCAATATTCCATCACTTCAATACGTTTACGCGCACGATCAGAGTAATTAAATGATTGGCCTGGTTCTTCTTGACTGCCTTCAGAAGTAGTCCATGAAGAAGAATCAGGATTGATAGCTCCAAGATTTTGATAACGTCCATCTTTTTCCAAATCTGCTATGGAACTTTCATATCGGAAAACTACAAACTTTGCTGCGCGATAATCTGTACCACAAGAAGGATCAAGATACGTATTGTCTATGGGGAATATTTCACCAAAAGGGTGGTTTTTCACTAGCTTCTGTACTTCTACATATTGAGTTTCCTCAATTATGAATTCAGCTACCATCCCACTTACTAAGTATTCTTCTACACTTTTTTTCAGAGGCTCAGGCACTTCGGTTAAATATTGAGAAGGTGAAGCATCATAGTAAAAGAGTGCCGTTTCAAATGCTTTTTTAAATTGCTCATCAGGGGCAGTGTTAATTCTGTATCTATGCACTGGCTTTGTAACTGTGCGTGTTTCAGATACCCACATTGGTTTAATGATTGCCGTGCCTTCGTTAACCAGAGCACGAATGTAATCACCAATGAAAGTTGTCAACTTCAAATGATTTTGAAATTGATAGTTAAGAAGTACTGAATTTTTATTCGCATTATCCCGGTCTTCCCAAGTACGGGGAGCCACAGAAAATAGCTCATCGTTGGAAAGAAATGGTTCAGACAAAGAAGCGTAACGCCACTCTGCCATTTTACGGATAACTTTTGGTTGCAGTGTACTTTTATTACCTTTTTCTTCTTTCTTTACTGACAAATTATTATTTGCCAGGGCTTTTCTCCAGCCTGCAACTCTAGCCATGTGGTCATCATGGAAACCCCGTGCACTGTTTAAATCTGCTTTTAAATCAGCTAACGTAGGTTTATTTCTCCAATCAATCTCAAAATCAGAAATTTCTGCATTAACTGCGTTAGTTTTTTCATACTCTTTTTCTAACTGGGCAGAGTTAGAATCTAGTATTTCGCTTGAGTGAATAGTTTTTTCAATCATACCCAGCCTCTTTCAATAAAAGTTTCGTCAGCATAAGTTAATGAACTCAATGCACTGTTTTCAAAGACAATCCGATCAAGCTCTGCATTATATTGTGCAGAGTAATTAATCCCTTCTACCGCAGAACCTGTCATACCTACAGTACCCATCTTTCGTCCTGCTACACCAAGACGGAGCACAGTTTCTAAACCTGGAGGTAAATTAATCCAAATATTTTCTGGTGCAGTAATTCCATCTTCAATACTGAAATCGACAAAATTTGCATGGTACTCAATTTTAAAATGGTCTTCCGTATAACTAGCAGGAACAATCACTTCGTTGAACTGATTAATTCTAAAACTATCTGAATCATTCCAGATATTATCTTTCGCATCAATATAAGTATCTTCATAAGGAATTAATATACGAAATATTTTTAACAAATCTCCCGTATATGGAACTTCAGTATCCATTATGAATTTAACAAAAGGTGCTGTAGAAGAATCCGCATTTTCAGGTAAAATAGTATAACGTTGTTTTTCTGCTAGAATTCTAATATCCAATACACCTACTTTTATAAGTAAGCGTGTGTGCATTTGCGTAAGTATAGTTTTTATATGTGAAATAAGCTCCCTTCGGTGAGCTTCGTCCACTTCTAACTTACCCGATGAGTTAAGGTAAAGCTGCCTCAACTCACCGCTAACCAGGTCATTCATAATTTGATTAAGAAACATGATATACCTCAGACAAGGTAACTATTAATTGGGCTATCATACACAACTTCATCATTTTCCCAAATATTACTATCAGTAGATACTGCCGGTGCTTCCTCAGAAGGTGCAAACATTTTCATACGAGGAAGCATACTAATAGTATCAACACAGTCGTCATGTTTACTTTTAAAACCTTCTTCAGTTATTAAACCCAGCTCATGTACCATTTCTTTAACTAAGTCTGACTGTTTTAACTCTAAAGGTAAAAGAAACATTCTGGATTTAATAGTTGGCAGGAATACGTTAAATCTTTCTAACTTGCCCCCTTTCGGGCGCAATCCTGCTTGTTTGCTGTTTTCTTCTTTAGCCAGGGTAAACCAAATATTCCGGGCAAGCATCTGTTCATTGATCCAAGAAACAAAACCTGCTTGCTGCCCTGATATCTCAATCCCTACTGATTGAGGTTTGTACTTACTGGCTAATCTAAACAAGTCATCAATAGTCACGTTCATTAATTGTTTTTTGCAGATGCCGTCTACTAAAAATATTCTACCAGTAGAATTAATTGCCCATACGCAAATAACACTGAAATCTGAATGTTGAGATTCCCCAACTGCAAAATCAGTAGTTATATAAAAATTATATGCAGAACTGTTACGCATTAACTGATTTCTGCTGTACCAAAGAATATCTTCTTCATCAATAACTCTTTGATCATCGGAAGTAATTTGCAACATTAATTCTTGGTAAAAAGAAGATAACTTTCCCTGAAGCAAAGCTCGATCATACTTGTCACGCACTGCGCTGTAGGGAAAACGCTCCGGCCATGCACCTTTAAACTCTTCTTCAGTACACGGAAATTTTTCACATACAGGAAATACGTTTACTGACCAGGCTCCTGATTCAACAGCTTTATACAAAGGGTCTTTACCGTTATAAGGTGTACCCGCCCAGAGAATCATGTTACGTGTTGGGTGTAACGCATAGTCAATTGCGTTATAGATAGTGGATTCGATATTGCGAATCTCAGTATCAGAACGAGCATCGTCATCACTAATCAAGTCATCAAGTAAAGCTAACTGCGGGCGTTTACCCATTTCTTTAGTACCACGAACACCTGTTTTTGCACCATAACACTTAACAATAACTTTCAAACCATCCAGGTTAATGAATTCCAACCGACTGTCCGTAAATTTAATTTTAGGAATACCGTGTTTTAAAAATTCAGAGTTTTCCCAACGATACTCCACATTTTTACGAAAGTTCTTTACACCATTTTCCATAGAATCTGATACGTACAAAATCAAATCTATGGCCCCAAATACTGGCAATTCCCCGTAATACGCTAAATATAGAACCATGTACTCACACAGTACCGTAGTTTTTGCTGCACCTCGGAATAACATATTCGCTATTCGTGTTTCACCTGCAGCAATTTGATCCAGCATCTTTAAATGCAATACGGGAGTTTTATGTTCTTCGCCTTCGCTACCATTCACTAATTTAATGAATGTGACAAACTGTAAAGCAAAATCACTTGGAATGTATTTTCGATCCAAGGAATAATCGACCTCTTCCAACCACTCGACTAAAGGTTTCTTTTTTAAATGTTCAAGAGACATCAGTGTACTCCCCGTCAATGGCAATCATCTGTTCTGCAGCATCTTCTGCAGTGATTGTGCCATCAATAATTTTTTGTCGCTGCATAGCAACTAATTCTTCTACTGAATCTTTAATGCCTTTCATAATACTGGTTTCTTTAGTACCAATATCAATTTTAAGTTCAGTAGCTTCAGGACGCTTAAGAGTGTCTAATATAGTTTTAGCTGCAAGATGTTTCACCATCTCACTTTTAGCGGTGTCCATTAAATCAACTTGTTTCTTAAGCGCTCTTTGGAATAAATCTTGATTAAGTACCCATGAAGGTACTATAGATTGTTCTAATATTTTACTAACAAGCTTACTGTTGTGATAAATTGAAATATAGCTCGATTGATCTTTATCACTAACTCCTCGATTATCCCAATCAAGTTGCTTATTAGGAAAAGTTGCAAAGTAAGCATCTTTGTTTGTTAGCCCTCTTAATTTATGGCTAACATATTTAACTGCATCAATATAGCTAGTGATCTTAAACTTGCCTTCACTTAAAACACTTTGATACGAAATCAAGTTTTCTTTATACGCTTCCGCCATATCACTGTCAGCCAACATAGCATTGATATTTGCAATGGCTGACTGAGGAATACTTTTCGCTAACCTCGGGGTCAAAACCTTGGCTAGTTCTTCATAAGTAAGAATATCTGTCACAGCTTAATCCTCAGATTTACTATATAGGCTATATATAGCATTTTATTTTACCCGCAAACAAGTTTTTTCCTAGAATTGTGGTATTCTGGTCCTGCCTTCAGGATTTAAGGTAGTAGTTGGTGTGGCCACCCCTACTTACCCCATTGAAGGGGTAAACTTGGGAAGTAGCTCAGCGGTAGAGCAGGTGGCTGTTAACCACCCGGTCGTAGGTTCGATCCCTACCTTCCCAGCCAAATTCACCCATTGAGGTTATTATGAAAAATTGGTTAATTACACTTGTAGGCTCATGGAGCTGTGATACACCACCAGAGGTAATTTGGGCTATCAATGAGTTAATTGCAAACCTTAATACAGTGCATTCTCTTTCATTGGAGTTTTTAGATGAAGAATGGGATCAACTTAACGAAAAAAGAATAGTTGATTTAACAGCAGTTCTTCGTGACATTAAACTTCTTTAATAAAGTTTTAGCCGTTATAGCACAATTGGCAGTGCAACTGATTTGTAATCAGTAGGTTGGGGGTTCAAGTCCCTCTAACGGCACCATTAATGTTGTATCCTGGTTCGCTATTCGTAATTGAGCCTTAGTAGAAATAGCCGATAAGTACGCTCACCCAGGGTATAACATTTCAAATTCCGAGATTAGCACAGTCTGGTAGTGCACCTGCTTTGGGAGCAGGGGGTCGTAGGTTCAAATCCTACATCTCGGACCATCTTCATATTCAGCTGCAATCTCGTATCAAAACTAACACTGGCAATATCAACGGTAGGTTTCTAGCCAGGGCCACTGCGTGCCACATTTGACCAATACCGTTGTGTGAGATTGTAGCCTAATGTGAAGACTACTGCGTTAGGATGATGAATGCGTGTTAGAGTAGATATTTAAAGGAGTAATCTAGTCTCTAACCTTCACATTAACTTTAGGAGAAGTAATGCTAAAACAATTCAAACTCAATCAGCTTTGTGCAGACTGTCCATTCAGAAAAGACGACAAAGCTATAAAACTTGAACCAGGCAGAATAAAAGGCATTATCGACTCCCTTGTAACTCAAGAAGTCCTTACCTTCCATTGTCATAAGACAGTATACGGAAATAGCTGTAACTTTGATGAAGAAGGGGAATACACACCTAAAGATGTATCACACTGCCCAGGTGCTATAGCTGTTATGAAAAAGCTGGGTAAAGACACAGTAGCAGTACAAATAGCAGAAAGGTTAAATGTAATACCTCAAAACCATTACAATAAAGCAATGGAACAATCAATCGACCCTGAAGATTTGACTTAACTTTTTCCTTACCCGTTTCAAGCCTATTAGGACACTTTTTGTCGTTAACAAAAAAACCCGAATAACCATAATTATTGCAAACAGTATCCCAATGCCAATCAACAAAAGCCCTATAACCATGGCGGGTAAATCGGGCAACTCGAACTTATCCAACTTCATGATCCAAAAACATCAGTAATTAGCCTTTCCCAAGGGAAACCCTTGCCTGGATCAAACCATCTCCTAATAGGGTCAACATCTGAGTGTCTACGTACCATAGTCTTGTGAATATTATATTTAGCTACCCAATGGGCAACAATAGTTAATACAGTCTGATACTGTTTTTCATTTACCCAACCTTCCTTAGAAGTAGCGTATTTTAACATCCCGAGATCAAAGGCATCCTCGCATAAAACCTCTATCCCCAGGTAACCCGTGTTGTAGCCTCGTGAATGCCTCCCTACGCGCTCATCAGGCACAGTCAGTATCTCGGTCCCATCTGGAGCTACAAGCCTGTGAGAGCTTAACTGGAGGCGCTCTAGCAGCGAAGCTGCATACAGTCTTTCACCTTCATAATCTATTTGGTAACCCATGGCATGAAGGATGATTCCCTTTGGCTCATGGAACCCACCAATATGGGGAGTTAGTCTCGTAATGATACTATGACTGTCTGACGACGTTTCACTCATAAGTCACCTATTAAGGTAAATACTTTTACCTTGAATAGCATAGTCAGGCTTATAGAGCAATTTTTATATAATTTTTTTGCGGCTTATACAAAAAGGGAAAAATTTAGTCTGAGATGTGGGTGAACTGGCTACTGCCAAAACAAAGAGAACACCCCCCCACCAAGAAAGCGAGCAAGCTCGCTAGGGTGGATATCCCACCAACTACCGAGGTAATCATCATGTCCGAAGTTAACAGCACTACCGCAACTGTAGGCACTGCATGGCGTGCCACTATGAGCGTCATCACCAACACTGCTGTAGCAGTAGACAACGTAGCCGTAGCACTGGAGCAGTCCACTGCAGTACTGGCAACACGTGCACGCATCTACAACGCTACCGAAACCGCAGCACTCCGAGATAAGCTTAACGAGCTGGGTCTATAAGACCAGCTCCATCTTTTTTACACCTATAACATTACACCTAATAGATACACCTAAACCCATAGTTAGTTAGTTATAGAAAGGTATTAGTTACCTTTATCTATTACTGTCTTACTATTGTGTATTAGTGTGTCTACTAGAATTGTGCCTGTTGGCACATGAGAGGGGTATGTTGTTGCTTACGCTCGATCAGTCAAGCTGTCGGGGTAATAGACTATAAATAATAATATAAGCTGGGATGACTCTCTAACATCTACAAATATATAAAGAACTGGGAGAAGAGAGGATTAACTAGAAAGGAAGAACAACTACCGTAACAACTGGGAGTTACTATAACACACTAGAAAGCGAATGGGAATACCTGGGAGGGGCTGGGTTCAGGTCATATTGAGCCAAAATGCTATTTATATTTAACCAGGTAAAGTACTTTATAGTGGAATAGATAGGGATAAGTGCTAGGACTATGCTTCTCTCTATCCTCTCAATACCAAGTAGTACTACTCTCCAAATATCAACACACCTCAAACCTAACATCTATCTATCATTTCCATAATACCTATACATACCCTATGTATATATCATTCTAGTACTGTTGTGTTGTTTGTTGATTCTTCCTCGGTACTCAGTGTTACGAAAAGTAACACGCGAACTATTAGTACTATCGTCCAAGAATAAGCACGCAAGCGTGCTGGAGTGAATGCTCATCTGAGCTAATACTTTATTCTTAGGAGAATATCATGGTCGATTTCAATATGATTCAAGGCACTCAGATCACCAGCACTCTGAAGTCCATGACTCTTTGCCAAGTACTGGCAGAGTTAGGCATGTCAGATTGGGATTACGATGATCTGATATTGTGGGAAAAAGAAGTAACCGCAACTCATCCGGAAGTACTGTTCTACTCTCGTCCGGACTGTTCTTACAGCGAAGTGGAGGCTGAAATACTGGCCGCAGCAGGAGGTTACCGTATTCTCATTACGGATAACCTGTCGTGAGAACATGCCCTCAAATGAGGGCTTTTCTTTTTTAAAGGAGATATCTATGCCTCATTACACACATAGCTATGTACTTAGCAGTAAGCCTGATGAAGTCAAAACAACGACTATCCATGCTAAGGATTACGAGGAGGCTAATGGCCGTATGATCTGGGGTATGAGTGGAGAGCACACCGAAGCATTCATCAATCCTACGATCACCGATGAAACCGGCAAAGTGTATAAAATCTACGCACCTGAACTAAGAATCTATCACTGCAAATAGGGCTGCTAATCATGAGCATTACTGTTACTGAATACTCAAGAGAAGATAATAAACGTAAAGAGCTAGTCATTAACAGTATTAATCTAAAAGATGAAGAGTTTTTTAAAGATAATAACGTAAGTATCACCGTAGAAAGATTGCCTAGTGTGGCCAGGGCAGCAGTATGGGGCCAACTACCTGATGGACAGACTGAATACGTTGTATTCATGTTCAATAAAAACATTCAACAAAGTCTCTCTGACCTAAGAGATATGCTGGAGAAGGTTATTAAATACACAGAGCGCAAGCGCTCTTGAGAGGAAATGAGATAGCATCTCGCAGTTTCGTTGAGGGTAAATTCCCTCAATTGAACTCAGGGGATGCAATCACTCCAATCTGCTGTTTGATATTAAGCAGCCTGCTAACCGTCAGCATACGGTATTAAACCTTGTGGCTGATAAGGATACCAGTCACATACTAATCTGGGAGATAGTTATGAATTATGTAATTCCTGTTTGGGCAGTACTGTTGTCGTGGGTGATCTTGAGCTTTCATGTCACTCACATTTACTTTGGTTATCCCAAAGGAAGCATCAAAGCACATGCTGATGATCACGGCTGGGGCTGTGTTATCAAAGGCTACGTTATGATGATGTTTATTTGGCCATACTTTATGGTCAGGAAACTTAATGAATCTATGGAGTATATCCAAGAACTTCGTAAATATATTAAAGAAAGGAAAAGAACGCATTCAAACACTCCTTCTGATCTTCCACCTGAAGTCAGGAAAATAGTAGAAGCATTGCAGGCTGAAGGGCACGAAGTAGTTGTTACCACTGATCCAAATGAAGTGATGGAGCGTATGAAGGAAAGAAAGGGGGAGTAATCCCCTTTTTTTAATCAGCAAGCTGATTAGAATGAATTCACTTTAGGATACTATTATGAAATACGCCGGTATTGGTAGTCGGGAGACTCCACAAGATGTACTTGCATGCATGCATGATATTGCAAACTACCTTGCTTTACGTAATGCAATATTACGTTCAGGTGGTGCAGATGGCGCAGACACTGCCTTTGAGATGGGCACTGTTACAGCAACAAACTTTGTTGAACCTGAAATTTACTTGCCTTGGCCCGGATTTAATGGGCGTATCTCTAAATACAGCAGTGTCTGTGATGTAGCAATGGATATAGCTGAAAGCTACCATCCAGCTTGGCATAGACTGAGCCAGGGTGCACAGAAACTGATGGCACGTAATGTGTATCAGGTACTGGGTAAAGATTTGGATGATCCAGTTGATATCATTATCTGTTATACCAAAGACGGTAAAGCGGGTGGTGGTACTGGCCAAGCCATCCAAATTGCAAATGATTTCAACATTCCAGTATGGGATTACGGTCTGAGTCTCGCACAGGGTAAATCCCTAATTGAAGCTCAACAAAATCTAATACATTTCATTAACAACAACTTTTAGGAGGGGCTATGCCTCAGTCAAGAGAAATGCTTGAGTCTGAGGCTATCAGGCTCTTGTCTAAACTCATAAAGCATTATCAAAACATCGGTAATGCTTTTATGTACCACCTATATAACTATCGTCTTGGCAAACTGTTACTGCGTAGAGGTAACAGAACCAAGAACAAGATAACTAAATCTCATGCTATGAGTCTTCTATCCATCCATAGAAACAAACTGCTTAAAATTCACAAGGAGAACCACCATGCCTAATAAAAAACGCTTTACTGTATTACTATTTCATCCACAAACTGCTGCTTTCCTAAGCAAAGAAAAGCAGAACGCTATTAAGCATGTCTTTAAAACCGTCTACAGTACTGCAGGTTCAGCAATAACGCATGTCTGTGCTGATCATCAAAAGTTGGATGAATCAAATCTCACAGAAGAACAAGTGCGTCAGCTCTTAGAAGAAGTGTTCGATATGTATAATGATATGCTTACTGAAATGGCAGCGGATGTACTATTGGAAAATTATGGGTTCAAATCCATAATTGTAGCTCCCGAAGACAATGAGCACAGTAGTATTGTAATTGCTTATGCAGGATTGAGTGGAGTAAGTGATAATCAAATCATTAAAGAAACGCTCAAAACAATGAACACAAATATTGTTATGGTAGGGGAGCCTGATGCAGTATCACACTGACATACCGTCCGATAATCATATCTTCGTCTTCGGTAGTAATACCGCTGGACGCCATGGCAAAGGCGCTGCATTACACGCACGTCAACACTACGGTGCCAAATATGGCAAAGGTATTGGTCGAACCGGCAATGCTTACGCATTGCCTACGAAAGACGACAGAATAAAATCTCTGTCTCTTGAACAAATCAATGAGAACGTTGAAGTGTTCATTGAATACGCTAAAGAACATCCTGAACTGAATTTCATGGTGACTCGTGTAGGTTGCGGATTAGCAGGCTATAGCGATGCACAAATTGCATTCATGTTCAAAGATGCTCCGTCCAATTGCTACTTCGATGAAGCATGGGAACCCATGCTGAAGTAGTTTCTACCCTGCTTCGGCAGGGTTTTCTTTATGACTAAAAAAGAACTAATCAAACGTATGCCACTTATGCAGTGTGCTAATTCTACTGAATTTAAACAACGTCTTCAGTGGCTATCAGAAGGTATGTTAGAAAATCACTTAAAAAGTATTATAAATTACGTACCTTCACAGACAGAAATAGCATTATTTAAAGAATACACAAGAGCAGTCAGCAAGCTGACTTGAATGAATCCATTACAGGAGACTCTCATGTCTGCTAACAATGCTGTACAAAAATTACCTGAGCCAGAAGTCCAAGAAGTAACTTGGGCTGAGCTTAATCGTGAACTGAAACATAAGTACACGAAGTATGATAACTGGCCTTTGATGATTGAAATTGTCGTTCCACCAGTTTTAACGGAGAAAGCCGATGATTAAGAAAATCTGGGATTTACTTACAGTGTTCTTTATTATCACTGGGATGACTTTAATCCTATGGCAAGTAGGTATGTCTCGTTCAGAGTGCAATGAATTGCACATAAAAGGATATACTGTAAAGAAAACACTTTGGGAATGTGAAGTATTGATCCAGGATCATTGGATTGATTCACGCACATTCTTTGAAGAACGATTCAATAAGAAAAGTACCTTTGACAAAAAGGTTACTCACTTTCAAATCTGAATCCCCTTCGGGGGATTCTTCCTATTTAACTGGAGATAGTTATGTGTGATTGTAATGAACCAAAAGCATTGGTGCCTGAAGGTGCTCCTTGCGAATGCAGAAAGATGGACAAAGCCGCATATATGCTTGAAGTAATAAAAGCATATCTTGGTGGTAAGAAAATTGAATTTCGTGACAAAACGGGTACCAATCAAAATTGGAAACATATCCCAAATCCTGTATGGAATTGGGAAACATGTGAATACCGTGTAAAAGTAATTGAAGGCCTACCTGTAATTGATTGGTCAAATGTACCGAAAGATTACAATTACTTCGCTGTAGATCACGACGGTCAACAATATTTTTATCAAACATGTCCTAGAACAATAGCTGCTCGTTGGATTGATGGTGGCAGGCATGCATCGGTTTATGGAATACCTTATTCTTGCCATTGGGCTGAATCACTTGTGAAACGTCCTGACTGAAACAAAGGACTCTTCGGAGTCCTTTTCTTTTTGGAGAGAATTGTGATTCAGCTATTTGAATTTAAATATGGCAAAGATCAAGAAGGTAGTGAAGGATTCATACACACCAATCACAAAACGTACGCAGACTATCCTAGTTCAGTAAGTAATGGATTACTTCTTGCTCATGATATTTATGAACATTATCGCGGCAGGATGCTTACTATTGAAGATGAATTGATTGCACTTGGCGGTATATATGTCATTCGTACTCCCGACTGGGAGTGGAACAAATGCATCTATAAAGTATTAGCTGAGGAAATTGAGTCTCTCATCGAATTCAGCCTTAGTCGAGGCTTGAAACATATAGCTATTAAATTTAATTCTCTTGAAAAAGAATTCTATGAAAATATTTGCTCTGCTATGGACATAGACCCAGTACACAAAGACGATAGTTATTATCTGAAGCAAGTACATCTTGCGATTATTTGGGTAATACACGGAATACGTCTTAAAGAAAAAGAATACGCAAAACACATGACACATCGTTATGTCATGCATACTGCTTTTGAACAACTCCGAGAAATTGCAGATAAAAAAATATTTAAAGCAGACCTTTACTATGACAAACCCTTACTCATTAAGAATAATGTGCCTAAAGGACACACCTTCATTCAGCTAGGCGAAAAATACGATTCCCAAAGCTGGTGGATACACTACAACTAAAACCCACACCTAAAATCACACCGTTACTCCCTTCTTACTTCCTACTCCCAGATTTGATTTCTTTTTTAGGCGCAAGCGCCTTTGAATGAAAGCTGCATGTCGCAGCTAATTTGGAGATTGAAACATGGCTATTAACGGTAACCGTACCCGTCGTGCTGCTGGTGACGAACAGAAAGCTACTGGCTACTTGAACGTTTTCATTACCGATGCGAACGGCAAGCGCAAGAAAATCGGCTCCATGCCGCTGCAATCGGGTAACTCGGTTCATGAGCAGGTTGACAAGTTTCTGCGTGACAATCTGGACGATGGCGTGCCACGTCTGTTTGCCAAGCTCGATGTCGAGTACAACCCGGTTGACGATACTCCGCCTGATCTGGGCCTCGAAAACCTGTAACCCTGCAAAGCTCTCCTACGGGAGAGCTTTAGCTTTTCCAAAAAAGGTAACCGCAAGCGGTTCTGTTTGGTGCGTTATCACGCAAAAACTTCCAAAGACAACATCTTTGGACAATTTCTAGGAAGGTAGTCAGTTACCGGGAGATGTACATGACTGAACTTACTGAAAGAGAAAAGAAACTCACTCTGCAAGACAAAATTGAGAAAGAATGGTGTGAACTCAACTTCGTTAGTAAGGTACGCGAAGATGTAAGTGAAACCTTCCCTCAGTTTGATGAACGTGAGCAGGAAGTAATGGTGCACTGTCTAGTGAACGGATTTACTCCTGTCACTAACATTGTTGGTTCAGTGGCTGCGCGCTTTTACAAGCTACCTACAGGCACTCAACGGAATAACCTTCTTCAGCTCATCGTCAGGATGGCTGAAAATGACCATCTCAATATCCACATAACAAATATTGCTTATGTTGAGCCACTCTATTCGTTAGAGAAAATCACTAAATCACGTAGGCACTTCATTCCACCTTTGCTCATGAAACCCAAGCCAGTTAAGTCTAATGAAGACACTGGTTACCACATTGTCGCAAAAGGACATTTGGTACTGGGTCATGCAGCTAATCAACATTCAGGCGATATTTCACTGGATGTGATCAATATCCAAAACAAGTCCCCTTGGCGTATCAATCAGTGGGTCATTGACAACTGTCGTGACGAAAAACCCGAAGCAATGATCCAAGAAGAATGGGATCAGTTTCAGGAAGATACTGTTGAACTGGTCACCTTACTGGGGACTAACCGTAAGATTTATCTGACTCATCGCGTAGATAAGCGTGGCAGATTGTATTGCCATGGCTATCACCTCAATTATCAAGGAAATGAGTATCGCAGAGCCATGATTGATCTTGGTATCGGTGAGAAAGTTTCAGGGAGCTTACTATGAAGTTTGAAACTATCAATCCGATGCAATGGTTAGCTATTGATGTAGCTAATAACTTTGGTATGGATAAGTATACATTTGCCCAAAGAATTGAGTGGGTAAAGCAATACTTCTTCGTACTGGAAACCTTCACTCCCCAAGCAAAGAAGCAGATTGCCTTTGCAAAAGCAGTCAAGGCGCTCCGTATGGCCTCTGCTGGAGAGATCGTGCATCACCCTGTAGGTCTGGATGCCTCAAGCTCAGGCATTCAAATTATGAGCGCTCTGATGCGTTGTCGTATCGGCTGTGAGAATACCAATCTCATTGGGAATGCTTGTAATGATGCCTACCAGGTGGGTACTCGACTCTACAACGAAGTGAACCAAACTGATCAAATCTTTGAAAGGGATTTGGTTAAGAAAGCAATCATGACCTATTACTATGGGTCAGTGGAAACACCCAAGAAACTCTTCCAAACTGAAGAGAATCTGGATGCTTTCTACGAAGCTATGGAGCTACTTGCTCCAGGAGCTAACAGATTGCTGCAGTTACTCGTATCAGCTTGGGACTCTCAAGCGTATGAGTATGAATGGACTATGCCTGATGGATATGAAGTCTATATCCCTATCTTAGAATCAGAATCACAGGAAATGCTTCATCCTCAACTAAGCGTCCCTGTGACCATGATTGCTATGAAACAGGTTAACAAGGAAAAGAGCGTTAGCCTTGCAGCCAATATGGTGCATTCCATAGATGCTTACATTCTCCGTTCCATGGTTCGCAGACTTCATTACAACAAAGGGCAGACTGAAAAAGCCTTCAAGCTTATCGAAGCTGAAAAGGTTTACCGGGCTAACAATGGCAAAACCATTGTGACGCCAGGGATTGATGACAGATTTCTGGCAAAACAGAAACTGTTTGAATACAGTCAAATGGTCGATGTAAGCATCATCCCGTATCTGAACAAAAACAGTATCAGAATGCTATCAATACGGCATCTGGAACAGTTGAGTCAGGTAATGGAAAGGATGTTGAGTCACAAGTCATTTGAAGTCATGACCATCCATGATGACTTCAGAGCGCACCCCAACAACGTAGGAAGAATGGCTGATGAGTACCGTCAGATTATGGCTGAACTCAGCAATAGCAATAGCCTCCACTTCTTGCTAAAGCAGTTGGGTGTAAATTTTAAACCTGCTCCAAATTACATTGGTCACCTGATCAAATACACTCAATACGCCCTCTCCTAGAGAGGGCTTTTCTTTTTTCCTATAAGTTAACATATCCAAAATAGCCTCCTTTTTTTGGAAAAGCATATACCCTAAGTCAGTTAATCCAGGTTTTAACCTATAAGTGCCTAGCTGCGCTTTTGTTTTGTTCGTTGCTCTTGTCGAGAATTCTTCGACAAATACTCTTACTATTTCAGTACTACTTTGATTTTATGGAGATACTATATGTCAGTGGCTAACCAAGAATTGTCTTTTGATACCGTCAAAGAGTACGCACTCTTAGCGCTTTTTGCTAAAAGAGTACCCATGATTTGGGGACCACCAGCAATTGGTAAGTCTGACCTGGGTAGAGTTCTTGCAAAAGAACTCAATCTCAAATACGTAGATATTCGTCTCACTGAGCGCGAAGCCACTGACATTTTGGGCTATCCCAAGATTAATAGCCGTAATCGGTCAGAATATTTTCCTTTTGAAGACTTTCCTCTAGAAAGCGATACTATTCCTACTTATGTAGACGATGCTGGTAACACTCAGTCTTATAGTGGGTGGCTAATCAATTTTGATGAACTATCCTCTGCTGACTCACATATTCAAAAAGCAGCTTATCGAGTTATTCTTGATAAACAAGTAGGCAATAAAAACCTACATAAGAATGCAGTTATGATGGCTATGGGTAACAGAGTCACTGATGGTGCCATTGTAGAAGAAATGTCTACTGCACTACAAAGTCGCATGGTACATTTCACTATGCGAGCTGATTCAGCTAAATGGCTGAATTGGGCAAACTTGAATGGTATTCATTACACTATTCAGGCTTTTGTACAAGATAACCCAGATATGCTGTACACTTTTGAAAATCGTGGTGATGAGCATACCTTTGCTTCGCCCCGGACTCTGCATATCCTCAGTGACATGATGAAGCTCAAACGCTTCCCTGTCTCTTTGGATCATTCCCACCTGCCGTTAATCACCGGCACCATTGGCTCTACAGCAGCCTTAAAATTCATTGACTTCGCAGCCGTAGGAATCAATCTCCCTCCACTAGCTACTATCCTTCAGGACCCAGTAAACACGCCCGTACCTGCAGCACGTAACGAACAATTCCTCCTGGCTACGCGTCTAAGCAACGAAATCGACGCAACCAACGCAGACACCATCATGAAGTACCTCACGCGCTACAACAACGCTGAATTCGTTGTAGTGGCTCTCAGGAATGCTGTACGGCGCAACCCAGCATTGCCTAGCATATCTGCGTCTATCCGCGAATGGATGACTACTAAAGGTCTTGACCTCCTCTCTGATAAATAAGGAATTGTTATGACACTCAAGAAAAAACTCAATAAACAAGATCAATACAAACTGATCTACGATTTGACTAACCCACTCTATGAAGAATTTGAAAAGTGGTTTATCAAATATACCCAAGAACAAGCAAGTATTGTTCTACAAAAAGTCTATCAGACTGAATTACAAAAAATGTACGAAATTAAAGGCATTAATAGTATCAAAGATATGTTAACTATTTTGCCAGGAACACATTCTGTATACCCATACGGAAAATTTAGAATGCTTCCTATAAACTGGGATAACAACTTTGGGGCAAACGTAGTTCCTCATATTGTGTATAAACAGGAAAAGTATAAAGATGCTACTCTCCCAGGAGTTTTTCAAAGTACTCCTCTTAACCCTGGCTACGTTTTTCCTCGATTTACCCGAAATTTTGAACAAGCCGCTGCACCGCATTCAATGTGGTTAGATAATATCTCTTCTGCAATACAGTTAACAATTGATAAACATCACACTGAGTATGTTGATACTTATAATACCATCTATCAGTTAATAATGGGGTGTACTTCTAGTACTCAACTACTTGCTTTATTACCCCAAGTTAAATCCTTTTTACCAAAAGTAGTTAATACTGACTGCACTATGCTAGTTCCCATAGCTGCAGTACATAAAGCACAAGACATTTTAACAAAAGGACTTCAATGCACCAATGTAAAAACAAATGTAGTT